GTTAAACATCCCCATTAACACCACGGGGGTTATCTTGGAGGTTATCGCCCTCGACGCGAGCGACACCAGCGCAAGAAAACAGAGGTTCACGACGTTCAACATTTCGGCCATCTACGAGCGCGGCTACAGCGGCTCGCCCTTGGCTTGGAGCGTGTGGCGGCGTATCGACAGGCCGAACTACTCCGCAACCGAACACCTGACAGGCGAAGTGTGGACGGACGGCAAGCCGATTTATCGGAGGACGTTCAGCGGCACCAGCCCCGCCGAAGATGACACATCCGGTCAGATAGGCACAATCACGGGCGGCTACGACGCTATGGTAAGACTTAGCGCGACACTACTTGACAACCAAGCGAACCCAAACACGTGCCCTTTGCCATACATAGAAGAGGTGGCCGGTGGTGTCAGACACGCCTCCATCTTTTGCAGACCGGGTGATGGCAGAATATATGTGAGGGTACACGCGCAAATGTTCAGAAGCCGACCCGTGACCGTGACTGTCGAATACACCAAACCGTAGGAGGCTGGCCTATGAACGCTCTGGGGCGAAAAAAGATAGTTGTGCCGCTGACGGAGCGGTGGAGGGAGCAGGTGGAGGAGAGGATAGAGAGGTAGGCCGCCGGGGAGGGTGGTATTTTTTATGGGCGGTGATTTTGTGACATTGGAAGATACGGTGTGGGCGGTAAAAGACAACGTGCGAAACTATTTCAATGAGAACAACAGCCCGGACGAGCCGCCTGTAAATACACCGCGATATGAGCGGTTTTTTCGGCTGTGCGAACGCATCCACGAATGGCGGGGGTCTCAGGCAGGCCAGCCCTCCGGGATTTCGTCGGAAATGGTCGTCGGACTTTATCAAAAAAGCGTCGGGACCAAGGCCGATGGTTCCCCTGTCGGCTGGGCGCAAGTGTTCGCGGATGAGCTGCGCCCGTATCGCCTTATGTTTTCGGGGGTGTGAGCCATGGCGATGGAAGATTATTACGAGGAATATTACAAACAAGAGCACGTTTGGAGGCCGACGGGCTTTCCGCATCCGTTTGACTATGAACTGCAGTTCGGCGACGGAACCGTCATCAACGGGCGATTTATCACAGACAGTTCGACGGAAATGATGGTATCTGGCGCTCAGGGCTTCAGGACGCGCGGGCGGTTTGCCACGCATCCATCCTCTGAGGTTTCAGACGGCGACATTTTGCGTTGCGCGCGCGACAATCTGTACATTTCCATCATCGGAGACGCAAAACAGGCCCCGGCGCAGGCTGAGAATCAGGTCAAGACGTTCACAGCTGAAATCATGGGTCGAGAGCTATGAGAGACATACGGGAAGTCTATGCCGCCTTTTGGGGCGGCTTTCTTAATGGGTTCAATCAGCAGCTTATCCCCGCTTGGCAGGAGGGCTATGTTCCGCGAGATGTTTTCAGCAGCGCCTATCCGCGTATTACATACCAGCTTTCCCGCCCCGATTTTCTGGGGCAGACCATTTTGTCCGCCTCGATTTGGGACAGGCGGCCGCATCCGCAGTTTTTTACCCTTGTGGATGACGTGTTGCGGCAGGCTGCCGAAAAAATACCGCATCCGGGCGGGCTTATCCTGCCGCTCGGAGACGGCGGAAACCTGTGGATCATGCGAAGCAACCCGTTTGTTGACTACCTCGACGAACCGGACGACAAGGCGATTGCGCGGGGAATTATCCGCGTTATTGTAAAATCTCACATTTTGTAAGGAGGAAAAAGCATGGGCTTCTCAAAGACCTGGGGCAAAGACGGCCTAACGCCCAAACGGGCAAGCGAACTGACCAAATGGAAAAAGAAGACGCCGGAAAAACAGCCGGAAAAACCGCTGGAAACTCGAAAGGCTGTCGGTTTTACCAGAAATCACACCGGGGGTGAAGAACAATGATCGGAAGGATTTTAGCGGGCGTGACCGCCGACACGTTCAAACACATGCAGCTGGGAGTCGGCGCGATTATCCGGGACTTTGACTATTCGGACATCGAAACCCCGGAGGCGTTCCGAACCGCGTTTCTCAACGCCATCCGCGACGGGAAATCGCTGGGCGGGACACAGGGCGGTATCAACGTGAACATCACGCCGACCTACCGCAAGCGCGAGGTCGACGGGGCCAGCGTCCCGTTCAAGGGCGACAAGGTCATTGATCAGTGGGAATGCTACATGGAGGCGACGCTGAAGGAATTCACGCCCGCCATCATGCAGGCGGCTTTCCCGACGGCAGAGTTTTCCGAGGTGGGAACGGACAGCGGCATCACGGCTATGCGCATCCGAACGGCTCTGTCCGCCACGGACTACGTGGAAAATGACTGCTGGATCGCGTCCACGGACTATGGCTACCTCATGGTGGCTATGTTCAACACGCTCGGCGGGACAACCGGGGCCATTGCCGCCGCAGACCAAGCCGAGGGCAACATCCCCTTCCGCGTGGACGGCCATATAGAGGACTTTGAAGCCATTGACTTCTGCCCCGCCGAGGTGTGGTTTGTCGACATGGAGGGGACGATCACCAAGAATCAGGTTGGTGGCGGACCGTGAAGATTAGCGAAATGACGACCGGTCAAACACTTGATTTTCTGACAGTTGCGGCTGTGGAATTGGAGCCTATCCTATCGGACGAAAAAATCATGTCCATACCTGCCGATCTATCCCCCCAAAAAGATGAAACAAGGGCCGCCTATGGTCTGCGCGTCGGTCAAAAAATTTTTGTTGCCGTTGCATTGTTTGGGGGAAAATACAGGCAGAGCCTATACAGGGTCTTGGCTTCTGCGCTCCAATGTACGGAGGACGAGATTGACAAGCGCCCCATCATGGAAAACATGAAGCTGATCAAGGAGCTTCTGCAAGACGAGGCGTTAATTGATTTTTTTCCATCATTAAAGCGCTCGGCGCGGAAAGAATCGTCCGATACCTCGCCGAATCCCGGCCACTGAAAGCTCGCCCCTCGATGCTCTATCTTGTGTCAAAATACAAGATAGAGCAAGAGCAAACCCACCACGAAAATTACAACTCTTTAATGCTGCTTTACATAGCGCAGCCAACACGGAAGCACCCGGAGCAGTTAAAGCCATATACCCCGCTCTACGGGATGGACGCTCAAAAGCCAGTAAGGCGCAAAAAAACCGGAGACGAGATTTTATCTGAGCTCCTATCGCCGCAACCGTCACATCAGGAGTAGGGGCAGTTCGAGAACTGCCCCTACTCCTGCCCCAGGAATAACCGGAGGGGCTTTCGCTTGCTAACAATCTGCATGATGGTGATGATATGAAACTGTTTGAACTGTTTGCCACAATCTCGCTAAAAACAGATGATTTTAATAAGAGCATAAGCAGCGCAAAAAGCTCTTTTGGAGCTCTTGGAGATAAAGCCGACAAGATCATCGGGGGCCTGGTTACGGGCATAACAACCGCTTCTACCGCCCTATTTGGGCTGGGGGCAGCTAGCGTTTCCATCGGCAAGGATTTTGAGCAGGCGATGGCAAATATCGCCGCCGTTACTGGCGGAACCTCCGAAGAAGTACAGATGATGGGCGAAGCGTCCCGAGAAATGGCAATAGATTTCGGGCTATCCGCGACCGATATTGCCAGAGCATTTCAATTCATCGCCGAAGCGGGCGGCGACGCCGAAGAGATGATTGACGATATGCGCGGCGCGTTATCCTTGGCGGCGGCTTCTGGCGAAGACTTTAAGATGGCAACCGAATTTATGGCAGCCTCAATGAAGTTATTTGGGGATGAGGCTGTAAATTCGGAACATATAGCCAATGTTCTTTCTGCGACGATAAGCGCCGCGAATACAACGGTGGGAGAACTCGATTACGCTTTCCAGCAGGTTGGACCTACGGCAAGCATGATAGGCGCAAGCATTGATGATGTATCTATAGCGCTGGCCCTGATGGCAGAGAATGGCATAACAGGGGGAAAGGCGGGAACATCTCTTAACAGGATGTTGCTGGACATGATAAGCCCGACCGATAAATCCGCCATAGCTATGGGGAAGTTAGGTCTTTCTGTCCTTGACGCCAATAATGAATTTAAGCCCCTGAGTCAAATAATGGATGACGTTCGTTCCGCTTTCGGCGATATGGATGAAGCACAAAAAGCGGAGTACACAACCACGATATTCAACACCGCTTCTCTAAGTGCGTTAAATGCCGTTTTGTCCACAACCGATGAAGATTTAGAGTGGCTGACGGAAACAATATACGATTCTCAGCAAGCGTTTGATGGCATGGGACAAGCTGCCGGGATGTCGGAAAAGCAATTAGATACTCTTCAGGGGGAATTTAATAGATTAAAGTCAGAAGCCCAAGATATGGGGATATCCTTTTATCAAAGCATCCAAGAGCCCTTAAAAGAAGTTGTTGGAGATGCGCGTGGATATATGAAAGAATTGTCCGATGCGTTTTCAGAGGGCGGACTTAGCGCCGCCGTGGCGAGCATTGGCGGCATTGCTGCTGATATTGTTGCTCAAATAGCGGAGCAAGCCCCTATGTTTATTCAAACTGGCATTGACCTAATCTCCTCTCTCGCTCAGGGCATAACAGAGAACAAGGAAATTATCGTCGAAGGAATAAGAGACGCGATGAACGCATTGTTTTCAGGCATACGGGAGTTAATTCCGCAGCTAGTTCCTCTTGCGAGAGATGCCCTGGCCTTATTCGCAGAAGGATTCATCCAATATAAGGAGCTCTATTACACAGTGGCTATTGAGCTGTTGTCCGCTCTAGCTGTGGGAATTGCGGACAACATAGACATTCTTGTATCGCAAGCAAAGGATTCTGTCTTTAACATTGTCAATACAATAGCAGACAATTTGCCTCTCATCGTGCAGGCTGCTGTAGATATTGTTCTAGCTCTCGCATCCGGAATAGCTGAAATGCTTCCAGAGATAATTGATTCAGCAATTCAAATAGTTGTCGGCCTGGTAGAAGGATTGATAGACGCGATTCCTATGCTGATCGACGCCGCCTTGCAGCTCGTCATCGGCTTGGCGCAGGGGCTTCTCAAAGCGATCCCCGTTCTCATCGCCGCCATACCGAATATCATAAGTAGCCTCATCACCGTCCTTTTGGATAGCATACCGCTGATCATACAGGCCGGGATCGACTTGCTCGTCTCTATAGTAGAGGCGCTGCCGGACATCATCCAGTCCATTGTGGAGGCAATCCCGCAAATCATCACCGGGATCATCACTGCCCTTTTGGACAGCATTCCCCTCATCATACAGGCCGGGATTGATCTTCTGATCGCGCTGGTCCGGGCTCTTCCGCAAATCATTGTGACGATTGTGAGCGCCATTCCGCAAATCATCACCGGGGTCGTGGACGCGCTGATCTCCGCCATACCCCAAATCATAATGGCCGGCATTCAGCTTCTGGTCTCCCTTATCGGGAATTTGCCGACGATCATCATGGAGATCGTTAAGGCCGTTCCGCAGATTATATCTGGCCTCGTCCTAGCAATCGTGCAATCCATTCCAAAACTGATAACGGCAGGCTGGGAACTGTTTTCTTCTCTTATCGCCAAACTTCCGGAGATCAAAGACTACCTATTTGACGCGGTCCCCCAAATCATGCGCGGGATCGTGGAGAGCTTCAAGAGCTTTGTGCCGGAAATGATCAGCATGGGGCTAAATCTTATTTCAGGGCTAAAGGATGGCATAATCGGCGCCGGGGGCGCTGTTGTTGATGCCGCAAAGGGCGTCGGCAAGAAGATGTTAAACGGGATCAAGGACTTTTTTGGTATAAATTCTCCCTCAAAAGAGTTTGCCGGTGTCGGCAGAGACACAATGGAGGGGCTTGTGATCGGGGTAACCGACACGTCTAAAAAGGTTTTAACTGCGGTTTCAAATACGGCAAAAGATGCGGCGGCAACTGCGTCAACCGCTTTTTCCGGCATGGAGGGAATCGGCAGAAATGCGGCCGAAGGGCTCGCCAAGGGAATTGAAAAAGAGACTAAAAAAGTTACGTCGGCTGCGGAAAAAATGGCCCGCGCCGCAGAGCTTGCGGCCAAGGGGACATTGCAGATTAAATCCCCTTCCCATGTTTTTGACAAACTTGGATCGTTCACGGGTCAAGGATTTATCGGCGGGTTGAAGAAGATGGGGAGAGCCATCGCCAGCACAGTAGAAAGCGTTTTTGATTTTTCCGAAATGGACGCCCCCTCTATTTCAATCCCTTCTGTCCACGCCCAGCCTCTGTCGCAATCCCCCGCCCCGTTTCAGTTTGCCGCGCCCGCCAGGGAAGCAGAGTCATTCTCCATCCACATTGAGAACATGACCGTGCGGGACGACACGGACATTGACAGAATCGCCCGGGAGCTTTATTTGCTCCAGGAGCGCCGCCAGAGGGGAGGCGTTGTATACGCATGAGTTACGGATTTACGCTAAACGAAAAGCATTCGCGCGAGTTCGGGATTTTTGTGCGGACCCTCAGCCACCCGACGCTTCCGCCTATCCGTGCAAGCCGCGCAAGCATACGCGGCCGCCCGGGGGATTTGGTATTCGAGGACGCGCCCGAAAACAAGCTGATCACCTTGCTCTGCTCGACAGCGGGGAGCGTGTCGGGGCGCAGAGACGCTGCCCGGAGAATTGCCGCGTGGCTCTCCGGGTCGGCGTATTCAGGCCTTGCGTTTGACTATGAGCCGGACAAGACCTTTACGGTGGTCAGCGCGGTCAGCGACGTATCCTCCTTTATCGGGAACGGGCTGGATGAATTTCAGATTATTTTTGAATGCGAGCCGTACCAGCTCGGGCAAGAGCGCGAGGAGTACGGCTCCGGCAGCTTGACGCTGGAAAACGGCGGTACAGCTCCCTCTGAAACGGTGATCACGGTGAACGGGTCCGGGAATGTAGCGGTCTCCTGCGCCGGAATGTCCTTCACCCTGTCCGGCATGTCCGGAAGCATAACCTTGGACAGCAAGCGCATGATCGTATATTCCGGGACGATCAACCGCGCCGGACTGCACGGCGGCGGATTTATCCGCATTCCGCCGGGTGAGCATACTATGACCGTCACCGGGTCGGCGAGCGTGATTGTGAGGTATCGCGACACATGGATGTAAGTCTTCACGCCAGAGACACCGGGGAGCGGCTGGCCTATTTAGATAACCTCATCGATGGAGACACGCTTTCAGTGACGCTCGGCGTGAACGCGGAAAGCATCCTGCGCTTTGAGGCCGCCGACGACGGTACAGGCAAGACGGACCTGTTGCAGTCTCCCTCCTATATCATCTTTGACGGCCTCCTTTTCGATGTCTCCTACATAGAGCAGCGGCGCACGGAGCGCGTTTCGTATCGCGTTGAATGCGAGCATGTTTCCTACCGCCTGCTGGACTTAGAGCCAGCGGAACGGTACGAGGGAAGCCCGCCGAGCATCCTCATGGAGCTTCTCTCCCAGACTGACCTTGTCCCCGGATTGGTGGAATATCCAGACGGAAGCATCGTCTTTGAAACCGGGGCGGCAAACAAACTTTCCGCCTTGCGCGAGTTCGCGGCGCAGCTCGGTCTGAAGATTGACTTTTCCGGCTGGGTCATCAGTCTGAGGGACATATCCAACCGAAACAGGGGCTTTTCAGCCCGGTTTGGCAAGAACATACAGGGAATCCGGAAAATCATTGACCGCCGAAAAAATGAAACCAGTTATGAGGTTGACCTTGCCGACCTTCGGAACCATCCGCTTTACGCCGATTTCCAAGAGCTGGAGCGCGTGGAGGAAGGCGACGAAATCCGCATCGTGGATGAAGCGATGGGAATTGATGCTATCCAGCGTGTTGTCAGCCGGACCTACGGGCGCGGCGGCAGAATACAGCGACTGGAGATTGCCAATCGGATTGAAATGCTGCCGGAGGCCATTACGAGCATTGTGGATGAAACGGTCAATCAGGCCATCGCGAACCTTGACATTTCCCGCGTTGTGACACAGGAGGTCATTGTCAACAACCTTTACGCCGATTTCGGCTCCGTGTCTGATTTGACCGTCGACCGGTTCCGGACGGACCGGGAAAAGCCGTGGCGATATCTGAGAAATGACCCCTCCCCTCTTTACTGGCAGTTCAAGGCCGGTGAGGTTTCGCAGATGATTGTCGACCGCGTTCTTGACCCGGAGCTGACGGAGCAGCTGACCACGCCGAACGGCGACCCGCTGTTTTGGCTAGATTACCCCGGCGGGCAGATGACGGTGTCGGAATTCGCGGACCAAGCCCTGGAGGACGACGCTCTGCCAGTCCCCAGAGACCCGGTTATCATATATGCGTACACCTCCTACACCCAATACAACCGCCGCTTTGTGGAAAAACAATTTTCTTGGGGCGTCGGCTACATCCCCGTGACCACACATGGGTACGGTGACGAGCAAGGCCGCCGGAAGGTGAATTAGTACACCGACGGTCAGGGGTATGTTATCGAGTATGAACACCCGAACGGTGAAACATATTGGCTAC